TCATAATCGCGTGCTTCAACGATCTCATCAAAGACTTTACCAGCGACATAGAGTTGAACTTTGCAGCGCATTGGGGGATTCCTCCTTGTGTGTGAGTATTATAGCAGAAAAGTCAGCGCCTGACAACGCTGATGGCAGGCATACCCTGCTTGAAAACGGTGTCTACGACCGCCTGAACGCTCTTGGCGGTGCTGATGCCCACCTTGTCATAAATGGGCACACAGACCAGTCCAAAGGTCTTCTGGGTGCCTCCCAGACGGATCACCCGCCCGATGCTCTGAGAGATACCAATGTAGTCCATATTCCGCATAAACAGAACTGCTTCCAGACCCTGAACATTGATTCCTTCAGACAGAATGCTGTGATGAAGAACCACAAACTTCTTGGAGGAGTCTTTGCCCCAGGCATTCAGAGTGTCAAAGAACACCTCACGGTTGACCTTCTGACCATCAATCACAGCACCAGTCTTGGCAGTAATATACATCCAAGAATAACCACGCTCCTTGAGGTCAGAGCAGAAGTCAGACTGTGAAACAAGGTTGACGATTTGTTTGGTGGAACGAGCACAGATCAGGATTTTGTCCAGACCATTATCATCAATAGTCTCCAGTAGGTTAGCAGAGTCACGGTCAGCAATCATCTGCTTGTCCTGAACCATCTCCAGTTGCTTGACCACAACTTTAGGGGGCAGGATGTAACCTTGCTCCACCAGTTCAGGGGCAGGAACATTACAGATGACCTGACCATAAACCTCTGGCATATTCATACCAGGTTTAGAAATAGTGACAGAATGCTTAGGAGTAGCAGTGAAGAAATAGCAGCGGTCAGCAACAGCAGAGAAGTGCTCCGTAGCAGGGAAAAAGTTACGCTGAACAGAGTTGTGTGCCTCATCAAAGTAGATGGTATCAACGTGAATATCTGCTTGCTGAAGACGCTGAAGAGAATTATAAGTAGTGAAGATTAGTTTGTGACCTTGAGTTGCTTCTACCCAAGTACGAATCACATTGGGACGAGTGCTGCTGAAGTGATGAGTCTCACCACTGTGACAATGGAGAACTTGTGCGTTTGTGATAAACTCAAGAAACTCACTGGACAACTGCTCTGCCAGGATGATGCGCGGGCAGCAGACTACAATCGTCTGAGGAATATCTTTCAGAAACTGACGGATGGCATCAAAGATCATCGTGGGGGTCTTGCCAGCGCCAGTCGGCATGATCAGTTGACCGAGTTGATACTGTTCCATAGCATCCAGAGCACGTTGCTGGTGAGGTCGGAGTTGAATCACAGGTCTCATCGCGTATAGGACTATTATAGCAGAAAACCGCCCCTGGTGCGATCCAGTGGACGGTTCTTAAAGTGTCTTAGACTCTGATCTTCAACCCAGACAAAGGTAGTCTACTGATTTTCCTCTTTCTTGTCAAGTTTTTCGGTTATCTGTTCAAACTTTTCTTGCCAGGAAGTTTCATCAGCAACCCATTTGTTTAGTGGACAAGAATCCAATATGATTCTTGCTTTTCCAGGAATGTAACAACCACACTCCATGCATTTGTTTTCCATATCATCAAATCTTTCACAAGACTTACAAATCTGTGTTCTTTGTTTATAAACATCATCAGACACAAATAGTACAGCACTGTGATTTTCGTGAATATACTTAATAAGATCCCAAGAAAAATTAGCAAGATTTTTTGCTTGTTCTCCAAGAGAAGGATACTGTTTTTCGTCAGACATTTTGATATTCTTCAGTTAAAATTATTTATTAAGGGTTATAAGCACCCTTTATTGTGCTAGAGTTAATTGTACCGGTTACAGAATAATTTGATCCGGAAATTGCACTTCCTGGTGAACCACCGTTCCCCGTATTTGTCGTGTTTCCACCACTAATACCCCACTCACCACCAGATCCACCAGTTTCACCTGTTGCACCATTTGTGGATCCACATCCATTATTAGCGCCGCCAGCAGCCCCACCAGAACCAGATAAAGAACCAGATAAGTTATTGTAACCTCTTCCTGGACCACCATTACCACCTTCACCACCTGTTCCGCCAGAAACTGTATATTCTTGACGACAATATCTACATTGTCTGTTTTGAGAACAGCAAGTACCGCCCCATCCACAAGAATAAGTTTGGCAACATCCACCACAGTTTCCATTGTATCCAGTCTGATAATAACCACTTGGACAACCTGGGGCACCACCACAACCTGCTGTTTCTGTTGTGTTTACACAAGTTCCTGATGAACCAGTAGCACCAGTAGCACCTTTTTCTCCACCACCACCGCCACCATAAATCTGAGCACCAGATCTAACAAAAACTACAATATTATTTCCACCAGATGAAGACATTGATAATGCTGCACCACCTGAACCACCACTAATAGTTGATGATGTTCCACCAGCAGCACCTGCTCCGTAAATATATCCAGAAACATCAACAGTTAAATTGTAAGATGTAAAATCAAAAGAAGCAGCAGCTAGTGATGTACTATTAGAACCGCAAGTTCCGTTCATATACATCCATTTACGGATGTTTTTGTTTAAATTATTATTCCAAGATTGAGCATCAATATCAAAGTTAGTATCTGTTCCTGTTTGTGTGATATAATAATACTTAATTGTATTTCTAAATTGAGACAATGCTATATTGTTTGAAGTAGAAACAGAAGCATTTTCTGTAGCATCTGGAACAACAGGATTTGTATTTGTCGTAGTTGTATTTCTCCTCAATTCAGATGCACTAATTGAACCAGAAGATGCTTCTTTAAAGTTTGTCCTTAAAGAACTAAAAGATATAGAACCAGAAGAATAGTAAGGACCAGCCTTTGATACTGCGGCAGACATTAAATCCTGTTTTTTCTTTATTTATGAATTGAATCTATAATTTTTTTGTGTGACACCCTTTGATTTTCAGATTTTTTTAATTCGATATATGAATGATTTTCTTTTGCCATTTCTAAAATGTTATCTTTGTTGTATTTTGAATCTAGGTATTGTATAATTAATTTTTTATTAAACATTTGCAGTCCATTTGCAACTTGAATAAAACTATCAAGAGGCCAAAAAAACTTAATTGAATTATCCCCCAAACTAATAACATCTAAAAATTCATTTCTACATTTTTCATCAAGATCTTTTACCCATTCTTTTTTATTGTCAGTCATATATTTCCAAAAATCAGAGTCAGTTCTATTAGTATTGTAATGAAGACAAATAAAATCAACAATTGCTTCATACGTTTTTAAATTCATTTCATTAAATCTTTTTCGGTTATGTTCTAAAAATGTTAAATTAGAATTTAATGAAATAAAATCATAAAGTTGTTTTACGATAATATGAATGCCAGTTGATTCTAATGGTTCAATAAATCCACTTGATAATCCTAATGATAAACAATTACCAATCCACGCTTGGTCATAATAACCAGGTTTGTAATGAATGATCCTGTCAGTCTTTAGTTCAACTCCAAATCGTTCTAACAACCAAGCATTATATTTTTCTCTTGCTTCTTCGTCTGAAGTAAATCTAGATGAATAAAGATATCCAGTTCCATATCGATTTCCGATTGGTATTTGCCATATCCATCCATTATCTGTCGCTTCTGCTAATGTATACGATGGAACTTCTTCAAAATCATAAGGTATTTGTTGAGGTATTGCTCTATCAATAGGTAAGTAATCAGTTATATCGGTCCAGCTTGTCTCTAGATTCTTAATAAGAAGTGAATTAAATCCTGAACAATCGATATAAAAATCTGCAGTTACATTACCACTATTTTTAAAATCTATACTTTCAATCTTATTATCTTTAATATAAACTTTTTCGGCAACATCATCTATAAAATCAATTTCATTACTCAACTTTTCAAACATATAATTTGAAAAGTCTTGAGTGTCTATATGTAAGGCGTGAGTATACTCGAATTGTTCTTTTGGTAATGTTGTAGTTGCTTCATTGTACAAAAACCCACCACCATAACAATCGTTTGGTAAAGAATATATTGCACTAGAATTATCACACTCTCCCCAAAAATCAACTTCCTGAAATCCGTGAAAATATTCTGTGTTTGGAATCCAATCCTTAAAATTGATCCCTAATTTTACAGTTACATTCAAATCTCGAATTAAATCAGCAGTGGTAAGACCCATAGCGTTCAAAAATAAATGAACTATGGGTGTTGTACTTTCACCTACTGCTATGTTTTTCTTCTTCACATCATAATATAAAGATATCTGGACTTTATCTCCCCAGTATCTTTTTATCATTCCTGCAGCAATCAATCCAGTGGTTCCAGAACCAAGAATAATAAATTTTTTCATAAAAATTAATACAAATCATTCCAAGATGTGCCGTTATAACCTTGATGTCTGCTTGTTGATGTATTGTAAATAATTGCTCCTGCCTCTGTTGCAAGACCAATTCTCTGTGTGGTTGTCAACCTTGGAGGTAAGAAGTATGCTCTGGACCCAGTTCCTTCACCAGGTAACAATCCAGCATTAGTTTTACCAGCATCTGCAAAGTCTACTGCTGAACGAGCAGCAGTTGTTCCAACTCCTACTCCAGATTGACCTGAAACGTAAATGATTGAATCATAATAATAAGAAGTTGAATTACGTTGTACAAATTCATTTACAAGAATCAATCCAATTCCAGTGCTAGAAGCAGATGTTCCAATACCAATACTTGAAAATTTAGCTGCACCATCTACAGTAAGTAATTCATTACCTAAAACAGTAGTATTAACACCAATTCTATTAAATAAACCATCTACTGCCCTTGCATCTAAACCGGCAATTGCATTTGTTGTATTAATACCAATTGATCCAACACCAACTGGAGCAACTAGAAGATTTGCAACTGTGCTAACTCCACTAGTATTACTTAAGTTAGTATTTGTCAGAATACTTGGTAAAGTTATTGATCCGGCAGTTAAATTGCCAGCAATTGCCACATTACTTCCGAAATAGGCATTTGAAGTAACTGTAGAAGTTCCAACAACGTGAAGAGTTTCATCTGGATTTGTAATTCCAATTCCCAAGAAACCTCCATAAGTGAGAGACATTAATTCAGTATTTGTCTGACCATAAACCCAGTCAAATCTTCCCGTATTAATTCCCGAAGGTCCAGCGTGCAAATACAGATTTATGTTTCCAGTATCATTATTGATGATATCAAAAGTTTTAGGAGTATTTCCAAATCTGAGGAGTCCTGTGCTCTTACCGACCCCAACAGATTGTCCAATACTAATTCTTGCTTCACCAGTATTGGACAATCTGTTGGG